CACCCCGAAAGGTGGCTCTCTTTTTTACTGCATATATTATTCGAGTTCCGGTTCGGCTGTCTCTTCATCCTCGCTACTCAACACAGCCTTTTTAGTGTTTCTCGTTGAATAGCTTGTTACCCCACTTTTGTAACAGTGAAAGTACCATCCTTGTTATCAACGACTGTAAGTTGGTCAGTAACCCATTTAGGCACGGTATTCTGAACAACGGTAGCGGTCATTTCAAGAATTTCATCTACGCCGCCTACATCATTTACAGTAGGTGTAATCTGACCTACATATGCTGCTTTGGCAACACCACCAACGCCATCCGTTCCATACAACTGAATAATGTCGCATTTTTTACCCTCAACATTCAAAAGAGCACTAAAATCATCTTTTTCAAGGTTTCCTACAAACTCTTTTGCGTCAGACTGTTTAATACCCATTTCAAAAGTCTGTGCATCATCCTCCATCGTGGTACTTTCTACAGTGTTTGGTGCAGATGTTGGCGATGGGATTGACTTTGCACGTAACATCAATTTGTATGTTCCTGCAAATCCATCTTCGCTGTGTTCTTTGTAGATAATTCTTGCCAAATAACTTGTTGAAGCCATCTTGTTACCTCCTTAAATTTAATAAAAAAATAAAGCCTTTCGGCTTGTATTTACGTCAATATATATCATTCTTTCCGATTGTTCTGCTAAATCTAGCAGTTTGCCGGTAAGTGTCTTTTGTATCATCTTGCGTAGGCATTGAAGAACCACGAAAACGCATTGTTTTCATAATTCTCTTAACTTCCCTTATAACTTCTTTTGCTCTTGCTTGTGATTTATTATCAGTCACATCAATTTGAAAAGAAAACTTTTCCGCATTGATTTTGTCACCCTCTAAATCTTCTCCGATTTCTGAACCTGGTAACAATTGTAATCTTACAAAAGGAAAAACCGCTGGTGTATTACTACTGCCAACGGAAGAAAAGTTTTTATCTGTCATTTTGTATTTTTTTTTCAAACTATCGGAAAAGTTTGTTTTTATCCTTGTGAATACAGTAGATGGCACTAATTCATCCCATTCCACCGACATATGCACCACCTACTTTCAAAATATTTCTTTTGCCGTTTTTATAATTTTGCTTCTTATATCTTCTCCGGCTTTATACATAGGCATAGTGGCTTTTACACCATGCGTAGGCATCCATTTTTGTTCCTTTTCGTTCCAGTACCACCACATATCGTCATAAGCGTGTGTCTGCCCCGGAAATGTACCAACGCCATAGGGGAATTTACTTCCAACTAATGGATTTTTCGTTGGGTTAAAATGAACACCTGCACCAAATTCAATAGCAAGCAAAATACTAAACGGTGCGTAGCCATCTTGTTCTTTTACTTGCCCTTTAGCAAGCAATATACCATTACACCCTATCTTGTCAGCAGATATGTTTGTCGAAACCGTAACATACTTTCCTAATGGACTCTCTGATATATTCGTTTCAGCAACCTCTACACCACTTTGTAATAGCCTAGAAACAAGTTGTTTGCATTTGATAGGTAAATCATCCCTATACTGCAAAAGTTGCTTTTTAAGGGCGTTTAATCCACTTATAGACAAATCCGCAGTAAATGTTTTTCTCCCCATACTATTTCACATTCCTTTTTAACAAGAACAAGTCCTCATTTAATCCCTCGTCCGCAACACCTTTTACTGTGTAATCAGCACTGCTTTCATCTGGTATTGTGTTATCATCATCCTTGTATACGATTTTTGACTTCTTCCAAATCACGCTACCGGATTTCAAGGGCAAATAACCTTTACTGACAATGATTTGTGCATAGTTTGTACTATCATCAATACCATAGTCTTGCCATACAACTTCATTCAACTTATTTGTGATGTTTGCCTTAAACTCAACTGGCTTTGTATAGCCAATTGTTGTTTCTCCGGTTTCAATCTTGTTCCCATCATCATCCGTAATGTAAATTACATTTCCCTCTTCGTCTGTATAACTTTCGTAAATTGGAATTTCATCATCTTGTAAAGAATAAAACATTCTTTGTTTGTTAGATGCCAACGTCATCAAGGCAACCACCTACTCACTTGATTTAATCTGTTTGATGAGCTGATTTCCGTATACGCTCAATCCGGCAACAAGAACACCCTGAACAATTGATGTAAACACTGCCATAAGCATTTCTGGTACTGTTCCAATAGATGTATTTGCCATTACCCAAATGGCACAAAGCAAAATGCCAAGTACACCTAAAATACAAGGAATGTACTTATCTTTGATAACATCCATTTTTTTAATTCCGACACCGATAATATACAGAACAACTGCTACTACAATCAGTTCCGGTTTTACATAACTCATAATACTATCCATCTTTTCTTACTTCCTTTCCGTTGAGACGTTCTTCAAGTCCGTTAAGCCTGTGATGAGCCTGCTTGCAACTTTCTTCAACTTTAATAATTCTGTCATTGTGCATTTTAATATCTTCCCTCATGGATGATATTTCTGATTTAATCTCTTTAGTATCTTGACCTATATCATCAAGTTTTACATTGATTCTTGTGTTGTCTTTTACGCGTTCTTCTATATCTTTTGTGTCTGTCCGCTTATTATTCTTTAGTCCAAAGTAAACAGAAAAACAAACGGAAATAACGCTAATAAGTAAAGCAATCTCAATATTCATACCTTACCGCCTTTCCGCAAATTATAGTGTTTCGTTGCCCTCCACCGCTTACACGAAACGCCCTGCGAGAAATTTAGATACTCTAAACAACTCACGCACAATCTTCTATAAGACCTGCACAAATGGATAAACACATTTCAAAATATCATCACGACTAACCCAAGTCCTTGAAATTGAATTTTCGCTATGGCTACTTTCAAATGGTGCGCCCATCTGTGCAAAATCATATACTGCCAAATTCTTAATTACGGAATAGTAGTTATCGTAAAGGTCTTTCTCAATTTCCTCATCTGTATAAGATGTTGCCTGATAGTTTCTTCTGTTCTTAACTTCTCGTATAGCATCTTTGACCTTTACTAAAATTATGTCAGCATTAAACGTAGGCTCATTTCCATATTCAATTGTCAAATCTGCAATAATTTCTTCTTGCAGTCCTACTTCCATTGCTTCATCCATAATTCAAACTCCTATAATCCGAATTTTTCAATCAACATTTTCTTTAAATCTGCGCCGCTAATCTCTTCCGCTTTATCAAATCCCTGCTCGTTAGCAAGTTTTTGTAAATCAGCGGTAGACATACGATTGATTTCTGTTTTGGTATAAGACTTAGAAAAAGCAGAGGAAGTATTATCAACCTCTGCCGTTTCTTTAATCTCATCTCCTGCCTTATACCACACACCGTTATATTTTATGGAATGTGTAGCAATCATAGGCTTAGTCCTCCTTAACTTTCATTACAAGTACGCTGTCCATACCCTCAAACGTAGGCAATCCAATCATAGATACAACACAGTGTGTGTTGATTGGATGGTTTGTAGCGTATGTATATACGGAAATACCAGTTTCAACAATGGAAAGGTTTCCGTCTGTAAGACTTCCACTTCTTTCTTCTGGTGTTCTTCCAAATACATAGTCTCCGAGGAAAACACCGGCAGACTGTGCAGATACAATTCCGGTTGGAATAAAATACTGTGCCTTTCCAGATTCATCCATATACAACTTATTGTAGATTTCAATTTCAATTCCATATCCGCGAAGATAGTCAGCAACCTGCGCCTGCTGCAATCTGATACCGCCAGTGTAAGCAGTAATTCCAAGCACCTGTTTCTTTGTATCCTCCGCTTTAAGAAGCATTTCCCAAGTCTCTGTATTCATAGCAAATCTTGTGAGAGAATATCCGGTCTGTTTTGCAAACTCATTTTTTGCCGTAATCAAATCGTCAAGTGGAGCAGCTGTTGTTGGATTATTCCAAGCACTTGTTCCTGTGATTTCTTTAAAGTTTTTTTCTTTGTATTCTGCACCGTCACCTTGCACATACTCAACATCATAAGGTTTTCCATCAATTGCAACTTTTACTTTAGGAATACCGTCAACCGGTGCGAGCAAACTCCAAATCTGACGTTCCGGAACAACTCTTGCTCCTTCAATTAACATCATTGGTTTTTTGCTAATCTCACGTAAAACACTGTTTGCAAGATTTACATTTTCGGAACTTCTGTAGTCGTCATACTGCTGTTCCTCTTCCTCTGTTACCATGTAAGATTCACGATAAAACGGCATCTTATTCGTAATATCAGAGAATCCACCAACATCTCTTAATTCTGCCTGTGCGTCAAAATTAGATGCTTTCAAAGATACTGGCAATCCACTTTTCCCTTTGATAAATCTAAGGTCAAGAGAATCCTGTTTACGTGTTCCAAATTTCTGTCTACCAAGATATGGTTCAGAACCTAATGTCTTCTGATAATTGTTCCACATTACACCAAGGCTTCTTGCTGTAAATGCTTTTGATAATGGTAATGCTGGCATATTTTTCTACCTCCTATTTTCTTATCCATTGTTCTTAGTTGCTTAAATTTTTGGCGCACCATAAAAAGTAACTCTTGGTGTCGCTGTTCTAGCCGCATCAGTAATAGAAAGGCTTGTAACCTTTGTCCAATCAATTGTTCCCTGATAAACGTAAGTTCCCGGTGCATCGCCCTGTGTAACATCTACGTCATGCAAAAGATAACCTTTGCAATCTGCATCGTTAGATGGAAAAGGTGTACCAGCCGGCACAATTTTATTCCCATTTTCATCTGCTGTAGATTTCATTGTCTGCGGTACTAAGCAAGCCGCTCCCTCATAAGGGAAGAATTTCAAGATGCCTTTTCCCTGCGTAAAATCTCTTACGATTGGTTTTCCCATAATTCTTTACCTCTACTTTCCTAAATTTTGTAATAGTCTTTAGTTGACTGTTCAGCCGATACATTTCCAAATGAAATACTTTCAGCATTTTTTACATCTTCCGGCTTATCATCGCCATTGTTTCCACCTGTAGAACCACCCGGATTAGGCGTATCGTCAAGTTTCTGTTTCTCATATTCAGCAATAGCCGTTTTTTTACTGTCGGCAAAAATCTGACCGAGAACCTCATAATCTGTAGCACCATCATCTGTAACAACTTTGCTTGCCTGCTCTGCTGTCAACCCAAACTTTTCCATTGCATTTGCTCTCTGTGTGCGAACTGTATCTTTCTTTTCAAGTTCTGCAATTTTTTGGTTTGCTGTTTCAAGTGCCGTTGTTGCTTTTTCAAGCTCTGTCATGTTCTGGCTGTTAAGCTCGTCAAGCTGTGTCTGCAATTCGTCAGCTTTATTAGCTTTTTCTTTGTACTGTTCAGCTTTGGCATTTGCCTTTTGAACCGTACTTCCATAGTCAGCCATTATTTTGTCTGCATTTTCTTCGCTAATTCCCATAGCGATAAGTTCTTCTCGTTTCATATTTTTACCTCCATGTCATACGAATTTTTATACGGTGCAACGACACCGATTGACATTGCTGTTTTGTACGCTCACAGCTTTGCGAATTTTTATAAAATAAAAGAGATAGTCTATTCGACTACCTCTTTATTTACTGGATTGTTGTTTGGTTCTACATCTTTGCTTGTCGGATATAGATATTCCATTCTTTCTTTTGATTCAAGAGCAACGGCTTCACTGTCACTAAACAAGTCAACTGTTTTTATTGCTCTCTTATAATCAACCCCTGCTTCAAGAAGCATTTTAAGTGCTTCGGACTTCGTAAGCAGATTATCTATCTTGTTATGGTTGATATGTATTTCAATGTCGCTTGGCATAAGCGTAAAATTTCGCTTTATACGCAAACGATTCAGTATAATTCTAAGAGACATTCTTTCCGATTTTTTTAGTATCGGTTCGTTGATTGCCGTTCTTAGTCCTGCATCATAATGTCCGTTTCGTAGGTTTACTGCATTTCCAGTATCACCTCCGGCATTGTTGTTGGAACGATTAGCCAAGCCTTGAATACTCAAAAACCTTTCAAACAAATCATCAAAAACAACTTGACTTTCTGTTTGGTTCAGTTCATTTGTCATAACATCAACATCGGCTTTATTTTCGCCATTGTTTGATTTAACAACTAAAGCACCCTCTAATCTCATCTGTGAAAATAATTCATTGTCAATCTCGCAATTCACAAATTTAATCCATGCAGAAACAAACTGCTCAATGCCGTTTACCCGGTCAGAAGATAATGTATTGATTGAATCCGTAATAGGAATTGTAATTTCAATATCCGATAATCTTCTTGCATTATTGGGATATTCCACAACCGGAATAGCGTTATTTCCGTTCAACCCACTACTTTTAATTTTTCCGTCAACAATTTCAAAATACTCTCTTTCCGTATAGCAAAAGTATATTGAATTATCGTTTTCGTCTTCTCTGATTTGACAAGAAAATGCGGGTTTTCTATTTGAATAATAAACAACAAACGTATAGCGTGGGTCTTCCGAAAACAAAGCAAAGTCGCTTTCGTCAAGCAAATCTCCGTTTCCGTTGTCATTTCCAACAAATCTATAAGCCGTACCGCAAATACTTCGCCAACGGCAAATATCAATGTCTACTTCTTGCTTGCTTTCAGAATCCATCGTAACATTTAGCTCCGTAATCTCTTCTGATTTCTTATCGTCTGTTCCACGTAACACATATTGAATAGGCTCTGCACATATTTCAGCAGTTTTACGCTCAACAAGTTCATAAGCAAGATTTAAAACAAGTTTGTTGTTTACTTCCGGCCTATTTACCTTTTTACGGTATAAAATAGGCTGGTCTCCTCTGTAATATCTATCAAGGTAATTGATTTCTTTTGCATTCTGCGTGTGAATCGAAAGTGCCTTGTTTAATTCTTCGACAATATTTAATTTTGTAATTTTGGATTTATTTGTAGAAATTACTTTTCTTCCAAAATTGCATTGATTTACTGCCGTAAACGGTCTTATGTTTTTCCCATAATACTTAAACATTAAAGCACCTCACTAACAAAACGTCATTCCACTCGATGTTGTCCTTTGTACTATTTTTTTCAACTCTGTAGTTCCAGTATCTACATGGTAAACAACTCTTTTTCTGCATTTTTTGCAATTCACAGAAATATTCATACTGGAACGTCCATCCCATACGGCTACTTTTCTTCCGCATCTTGGACAATATATCGTTTTTGGTTCCGTCATAAAAACCTCGTTTCTTGCAATAAAAAAACACCGCCTTTTTTTGGCAGTGTTTTATTTTGATTTCTTCATTTTATATTATATAATAATTGCGATATGACATACTATGACATATTATCAATCTTTGTATGTTTTTCCATATAACTTTTCAAATTCCTGCAATGCTCTTCCGTGTATTCTGATTGTTTGTCTCCATGAATACGTCATTTCATCTGCAATTTTCTCAAATGTCTTTTTCTCAACATACCGAGCAAACAAAATATGATAATAAGTTTCGTTGTCAATTCCATCAATTTGTGAAACAATAAGATTCTTTTTATCTACATAGGTGTCGATTAAATCATCCAATTCCTTTTCCATCTTTTCAATTTTGCAATAGGTAGAACCCATTTTGTCAAAGTTAGGACTTGTCTTTACTCTTTCTTCATTTTTTACAGCAGAAACACTTCGTGCAAGCTCTCTAAATTGCTGTATTTCAGATAACTTATTGTTTATCATTCGGTCAAGTCTACTAATTTGCTGTAAATATGTTTTAGTATCCATAATTTCTATAACCTCCTCTAAATGGGTTTTTTGGCACTTCTATTTTTGCCATGCTCCAATTTCCTTCAATGAAGTATGCTAAAGACGCAAGGCAATCCGCCGCATCATCATGTTTGTTTTTTCCAGTAACCGTAAAGCTATATAAATTTGTCATAAATTTTCTGTATTCATGACTTCGACATCCAACATCACGGAAATAAAACTCTCTAATACTTCCAGCCTTATCCCATATCCTTTGCTCTTTTCTCATGTTTGTAGGTGCATATTCAGAACGTAGATTTATTTTTCGTCCTTTTTTCTTTAGTAATTCTTCAATTTCATCCTTATATCCTTCTCCACCTTGATTTGCTTCAAAAAACGCACTTCCAACATCATTATCAATAAACATGTTTGCAACTTTAGGTTTGGTTATTTTCTTTTCACTGTTGTCGAAAACAACATCGTCAATGTAAATTGAACCATCCTCGTACATATAAGCCACCGCAGATGCGAGATAATCTTCTCCTCCTAAAGCAACGTCACAAGCCGCACATATTCTGTAAGGTTCTTCTTCCGGCAATACACCATTGTAAAATCTCATATGTTCTGGATTAAAAACTGCACCGTCTCTTTCAATTGGTTCCTGCTGATACTGCGCATACCAAGATGCCATATCGTCGTTTTCTTCAAACTTTGCTCTTAACGTCCGGTAGTATTGCGTTGTATATCCAACACCGTAATCATAATCAAAGTTGCTTTCATCGTTTTCGTCCAAAGCCGGTATCTTCAAAATGTCATATCTGATATTTTTTGCTTCTGGGTTATTCTGCAAAAAATCCAATCTATCACTATAAAGGTCGTGCAAACTCCAAATTGTACCATTATGGATTAGTTTGCACTGTTCCTTTTTACGTGACATTACATTATTGTCAAAGATAATCTGCTTTCGTTTGAGTGTGTCCGGGTTAAGCACATCTTGAATACCTTCAAGAATATCATCCAATACCATCCATCCGTAAGCGTCATATTCTCCATTAAGTCCACTTTCCAATCCTTTTCCAGAAAGTGTTTTGTACTTCTTTTTTCTCACAAGGTCTACTTTATGATTTTTTGAATCCGTATCAGCAACTTTTACTTTTGGAAATACATCGGAAAAACAATATGTTGGGTCTGTCCAGATTTCCATGACACCAGTTAAAAATGCTCCGCCTAATCCCTCTTTGTATGTCACATACAAATTGCTTTTTTCTGCGTCTTTTGCACAATGCCATGACATAGCAAGCGTTATTATCTGTGAATTATGAGTTGGAATCATAGTTTTTCCAATCATATATAATCCATCTTCGCTATCAACTGTTATGCAGTTACCAAGTTTATGTTCGCTCTCTTTAATATCACAAATAGCAACTCTTCTTTTTTCAGAAAATTCGTAAATTTTCTTTCTATAAAGAGCACAAGGGATATGTTCTGTTGGATTAAAAGATATATTCCAATATTTTTTTCTGCCAACTATTCCGCTTGATGATGTTCTTGGCTCAATCTCTTGAGTGCAGCATCTCCATCCAAATGAATTTATAAGAGTTTCAAAATCATTTTTCAATAACTCATCAGCGGTCGTAAATTTGTATCTGTTTTCTTTTTTTATAAAACAACCGTCCGTATCAATAAGACCCGCAAGTAATTCTAATCTTTGGTCTATTGACGCAGTTAAATAATCAACCGGTATGTGTTTAGGCATAGTATGTGTATAAAAACACATATTATAAAATCTTAATCCATCTACAAGTTTTCTTCCAAACCCATACGTAACAACCCCCGTTGTTTTATGTATGTATTTTCTTTCTACTTTGTAACCAAGCCTAACAATTTTATCTATTATTGCGTGGTCTTTTTTATCACCCGTAATAAATGGTTTTCTATTTGTACCATCTCCAAGCCAAGCACCAAGAACATAAGGAGGTACTTTAAGATTTTCCTTATACTCTCCATCCATCATTGGTTTGTGTGGTAACATGAAATTATTTCTATTTCCGTTTTTTAAGTGTCCGATTAGTTGTTTCGTCTCTACTGTTCTATATTTTCCGCTTCTTCTGTCAAAAACCGTCCATTCGTGGTTTTCGTGACAATCTATGCTTTCTCCATTTGAAAGAAAAACAGTATGTGTTGTGTGGTGTTTTGGATGAACGCAAATTACCTTTACATATCTACCATCCAAACCAACAACCAAATCTCCAACCTTTAAATCTCCGTGTTTTTTCCAACCTTTACTCGTAAATACTGGTGTATCATCCGAAATAAGTTTTCCAACCCTTGGCGGCATGTGAATAAACAATTCGTCAAGTTTTCCATCTTCAAGTTCCTGCAACTTATCGGCAACTTGTTTAAGGGTTTTTCTTCTAGGCTCGTAAAATCTTTCTTTCTTAGGTCTGTTTTTTTCTATGTAAAGAATGTAACTATCAAGAATGTAAGGTGCTTCATAAAGCAGTAAATCGTAATATTTATCTAAAATATCATACGACTGCTTGTTTTTTTGAGATTGTGTTTCAAGCCAATTAAAGTCAGCACCATTTGTAATTGATTTTATATACTCAAAAATCAGTTCTTTTGCTCTTGTAGAAACTTTCAATCCGTATTCACGGTCTTTTCTTCCGCAAAGTATAATTTTACTTGCTTCGCAATATGCATCTATTACACTACGGTCTATTCCATTCCGTAATATGTATTTTTCGTATTCTTTTATATTTTTCTCATCTTCAATTGTATGCATTAAAAAAGCACCTCCACACAAGCAGAGATGCTATAATAGGCATCCTGCCTATAATTTTTCTAGGTTAGCGACTAACTCCGTTTGTTAGCCGGCAATTTAATTATTTACTGTTCCACTCAAATCCAAAATCCGACCTTTTAATTTTGCATTGAGGAATACCGTCTTTCCAAAATACCAAACCCTCTATGTAATGTTCGGATAGATATTTTTTAATTCCATCAAAGGTTCGTTCTACTTCAACAATGATTCTTCCATGCGGAACAAGGTCATCATAATCTTTATTGTACGGGTTTCCATTAAAATGCTTTCCAACCGCTTCATACGTTCCATCAGTTAAAGGACTTAAACAACACTGCATTGCAGTATCATATGCTTTTATAAACCACTTATCCTCCGGTTTCTTATCATCAACTTTTACCCAACATGGAAAATGCCCTGTAATTGGGTCTGCCTTTTCCTGACATTTAATAGCTCCTTTTGGAACTGGTTTACCGTTCTTTGCGTCATATCTCTTGTAAAATTCTCCGTTGATAATCGCGCAACATGAACCATCAAATTTTACCGTTGCGACTCCATCTCCATTCAAAACCCATTCCATACCTTTTGTTACAATCGGAAGTGTTTCTACAACGCAATTGCTTATATATTTTCTTTCAAACAACGTAGGTATCTTTTTCATTTTTACTTCACTATCCTTTCCTCCGATAATCGGAAATTACTTTTCAACTAATTCATCTGCACGCCTTGTCATTCCAATTTGTGTTCCATTTTCATCTTTTGTACAAACAGAAATATATCTATTACATGAACTACGCACATCTTCTCCAAGCCATATTTCCGTTTTATCATCATCAAAACTGTAACACTCTCTCATTTTTTCAATGCAATTATTCATTTCTGTTATTTTCATAATGACACACTCCTAACAATTTATCTTAATACCTTCTGTTAAAACTTCCGTCTTTTTCTCATTTAACATTGGTACATTGTTTTCATCTGTTTTTATCCAATTTGCATCAATTACAATCATTGGTTCTTTTCCTGCATGGGCACTGAAATGTAATTCAACATCTTTACCCGGCACTTTTTTACCATCAATAAATAGCTTTGCGGTTTCTCCGTCAGATATTATCTTGATTTTTTCTTTTTCAATTGGCTCGCATCCATATACTGATTTCAAAGATTCATTATACCATTCATCTATTTCCGCTATTACAGCCGATGCACGATATGTAGGCTTACTCATTGTCCTTGTTCTGCTACACAAAACCTCTTGATAATTGTCAACGATAAATTCGCAATCTTCTCCGTTGTACTCATAATCCTTGTAGAATTTCCAAAAAGACTTTATGTTTTTTATAAATCTAAACAGCATTTTCATTTTCACTATCCTTTCCAATAAAGCAAATCTACAACGTATAAAGGGCTGTAACCATAATCATATTTGCAACCTATTGTTTTCTTCATTTATGCACAACACCTTTCTTGAAACTTCGACGCATTCTTCTCTCTTTTCTTCGTTTGTACATTTGCCATCTGCGTTGTATCGGCAGGAAGTTAGGTTGCATTTTTTATTTGCATAAGCATTATTCACATTATCAATCCATTCACGAAACGGAATGTTGCTGATTGTGGCATTATCTAATGCTTCATCAACCGTTTTTTGCACTATTTCTTTTATTGATATTTTCATTCCTCATAAACCTCTCAAAATCTTCCATACACTTATTACATAAATCGTAGGTAATATTTAATATGCCATTTTGTGTGATTGATTTCATACACAACAGACCTACTTTTATCTCTTTCCCACACCTGTCGCAAGTATACCATTCTTTTTCGTGCCGCATAAAAACTAACCTCCAGTATCAAACAGAATACACTTTTTATTTTTCAATAATCTTTATCGTGTCCTGCACTCCATAGTAAATGACATATCTCTTACCATTTTCTCCCTCAAATTTAATATAATTATCATCGTGATTGCTTTCTACGTCAACTTTGCCCTCGTAATGGAAAATCTCTCTTCCGTCCTCTGCTGTTATTGTAATTTCCCTCTCAATACCATTTTCTAGTTCAGACTGGTAATCTTTATAGTTTCTAATTCCGCTTGCCGTAGACTTGTTCCACCAGTTAATACCAAAGCCAATCAGAACAGTAATAATACAGCAAACAACAAATGAAACAATTGACGCTCTTAAACTTTCTGTCATAAGTCCAACTAGCAATACAAGAAAAAGAAAAACAAAAACAATACAAACTAAAATTACCCATTGTCCAAATGTAAACATATTTTCTACCTCACTTTCCAAATAAAAACCTTTTTACAGATGCTATGCGTTGTCTTATAGTGGTTTTTTCATACAATGCTGGCAATCCGTTTTCTTTTCTCCACGTATCATTTAACAAATATCCAGTAACACGAATTGAAATATAATGTCTGACACTGTCTTCTTCCCAATGCGTTTTAGGCAATCTTCCAAAATTCTTCATCGAAACAATTTCAACACTCTTTGTTGACATATCCATTGCATATTTGTTTTCTTCCTTGTCAAACCAAAAAGAAATACCGTCTATCTCAAAGTGTTTCATTTTGCTTAGTTCCATCAATCTACCAACTTTCTACCACACTTAGGGCAATTATTGATTTCATAATCAAAATCCATAAAACTATCTCCCGTTGCGAAATGTATATAAACACCGTGTTCATCTTTGTATATGTAATCTTTGTATTTTGTGCTTGTGTAATCTTTGGTATAAATGTTTTTGCAAAATTCACACATTTCCATATCCCCTTTATCAATCCACCAATCATTTCTTTCTCCCAACGTGAAATATCCAAAACACAATCATTCCTATGCTTCGTGGTATGAATAAAATTGGGAAAAAAACATAACATAATAGTGCAATCATTACACATCCGAACATATTCATTTCTGTTTCTTCGTACAGATACTTTGATACAAAACCATAATAGCATAATGCACATATATCTTTGGTTTCTACCAAGTTAAAATATATGAAATTACCTAAAAACAACCATAAAGCATAAACAGCAAGTAAAATTTCCATTCTATCACTCTCCATCTTTTAACCCATAAGGTGCTTTGATAAAACGGATTTCCACACCTATGGCATATTCGGTTTCTTGTGTTGGAAAGTATTATCCGGTCACTTATTACTATTCTGTCCATACTCTACTGTCAGACAACCAACACAAGCATTTTAATTATTTCAGCAAGGAATACCGAAACGCTTGCTTATCCGGTAGCGAACCGGAACATTGATGTGGTGAGGAATCGAACCTCACATGATGCCTTTGTCCATATCCTTTCGGCTCACTTTGGCATCGTACTTGTGGTTTCCTGCGTCTACCCTTTCCGCCACACATCAGCAAAGGCACCAATTCAAATGACTAATGATTATATCGCAAAACAGGAAAATTCTAGGTGCCTTTGCATTAAATTATTCCCCTCTATCGGGGAAATCGGCAACCGGGGATTTGAACCACGGTTCTTTGTGTATAGTGGGATTCTACACAACGCATTATCCATTATGCTATCGCCGTAAGTACGGATTGGCATACATGCATCTGTGTTTTAATCCGCACTGTTGCGATTCTTTTGCGTCCGGCTACTTTGGACACTGGAAACTACCGCAACAAAACCATAAACCCCACCGGACCTTGTGACGGTCCTTTAATCAGCTTTCCGCTAGTGGGTCAAGAAAGGTTCATGCAAAAGCAAAAAACATGAACAAACCATATACACCGAATTGCCGGTGTTGTATTCCGATTCGCTCTCGGCTAGAACGGATATACATTGCCCCTCTTTGTGATTCACACTCCTTATCACGTTTAAGAGTTCAAGGGATATGGTAAAACTCTTAATGAGTTATAAAATATATTGCCACAATGGACGCACAAAAATTGATTATTGATATTATTCTCTCACGTGGTTTTTCGCCTAACACTATGTTCAAAAACGAAACTACCACCATGAATCCAAAATAAACCACAGCAATGTATCGAATCAAAAAACTAATCATCACGGCTCCTCCACTCTTCGCATCTGTGGTCGTATTCGACATAATCAGATGCATAGTAACTGTCCATATTCTCGCACACATAACCATTCTCACGGCTATATGCAGCATATTTACAATTTCCACAACACTGTTTTTCGTTATCGTCCATCCTTGAAGTCCTCCATTTCTTTTACACTCATTCCAACAATTCCTGCCGAACCATCCGAATCCGTATTCTTGAAATACTCTCCGTTCTGCGGAAACATGAAACGGAACATTGCGTAATTTGCTACGTCGCAAAGATATTCTGTGTTTCCAGTTTCTTCAAACTTCGCAAGACACTTTTTAAGACTTCCAATCGCATCCACATTTCCGGTTGCGAAATTTCTACTTGCCTTGCCATATTTGTAATAGCTCTGACATATCAACGCTTTTCGCTTATCGTCAAACGTCTTTGAGTATTCCGTTTTCAGCAATTCATTTTCCATTCTCAAAAACCCCTTTTTTATTTTTTCGGGAGTATGGGGGACTTAGTAGGCGGTTTTTTAATCCCCCAATAGAGGGGGAGGGGGTGCGTTGCTAGTCCTCTCTTTTGCTCGGTTCGTATAACTACAATTTTACGAACTTTAACGATTTTCCGTTGTTTATCCGTCTTTTTGTTCGATTTCAATAACTTCTTGTGCCGGATTTGTCAATTTGGGAAGCTCGCTATCTGCTAATGCTTGGTTGTTTTGGTTGCCGACCTGCACCGGTGCCGTCTCTGCCATGCCATAAGCCGCCTTTGCAACAAATATCAGATTGGCATTCGTGCCGGTCTGGTTATGCAATCGGTTAAGCGTGAACGATTTGCAAATATCAAACCACTTTTTGACTGTGATGCCATGCGCGCTACTAACTCTATACAACCCATTAGCCCAATCAGTAAAGGTTGTTCTGTGTATACCAACTAAAAAGCTAAATACCTCTAGGGTTGGCAGTACTTTATACTTTGCACATATACGAACATAAACATCAAATAAATTATCTAATAATTCTATATCATCATGACTAGGCTTTTGAATACTATCAGCGATATAAAAAATCATAGATACGAAGTTATCCGCTACACTTTCTGTATCTCCATCTAATACAGTGGCTATGTACTCATCTACCAGCCTATATATATCGTTCTGGTATATCTCAATACCTATCTCGCTTTTAACTGTATTATCTTTCACAACATCACCTCCAAACATTCAAAAATAAAAAAAACGCCAACACAAGAAAAATAAAAAGTTATCCTCTTGCGTCAGCGTTTATATATGCTGCCGTCTGTGTGCTACTGTTTCCAGAGCAGTATTTAATATCTGCCCTTACTATACACGATATATTACTCCATGTCAATAATAAATTTATAATGTTTATTTGTCGAGTTCGAGCCGTTTTTTATAAATCCAGGTACGGCGTCGGGGAATCTGCCCGACTATATATATACTTATCTTCTCTAACCTTATCTAACCTAATCTTATCTATGTTACATTTTGGAAACAAAACGATAACAGATTGGTTACAAACTGGTAACAGAATTGTATACAACATGATTACAAGTTGATAACAAACTGATAACAAAAACGCACAAAAAAAGACGACTAAAAAGCCGCCTTTTCTCTTTCTGGAATCACTCGCCCAAATACTGGCGATATAATTCCTCCCATGCGTCGGCGTCCAAATTGCTTTCCAACGCATCCGAAGCCTCGAACGGCTCCGTTTCCTCATGGTCAAGAACATCGGAAATATCGACAGTGTACTGTTTTCCGTCAACATCAACCCAGACGTTGGCGGCGTCGTTCTGAACTCCGTTTCCATCAAGTGCCTTTTTCTGAAATTCTTCAGAACTTATTTTTTTCATGTCTTTTCCTCCTTATAATTCCTCGATTTCCTCGCAGGAAACCGCTTCTCTGTAGTTATCATCGTCATCCAGTTCCCTATCTTCTGGAATATCAAAATACATTTTTGTAATTTGGCTATTTTCCTCGTCAATCATAAATCCGTATAAATAATTTTTCCCATCCCCTAACAACTCCCAGCAATCCCCATCAGATACAAGGCGTCCAGTATATTTTTTCCCGTCGCACAAAACCAAACGAACCGGGAAATCGTCTATATTAAATCTGTTACTGATGGAGCTTTTCATTTCCTCAAAATTCCATTTTTTAAAATCATAGGATTCTCCTTCTGCGTAGACTTTCAAATCGTCCATAGTCCACCCATTAACACCAATCTTTAAAAACGCTTCTTCTTTCGTTTCAAAGATTTCATTTTCATAACTTCCTTCATTCTCCCTTTCCAAAACAAAAAAGTCATACATGGAATTATCGTAGATTCCAATTTCTTTGTATGGCTCATCTTCTCCCTCACCAAAAAGGAAGTATGCAACATCACTTGCCATACTTTCATTATCGGCAATCACGTATCCACTTTTTTCTTCATCGCCGAGCATATACTCGACTTCATACACATTATCCTTGTTCATGTTTTTCCACCATTCACGGTCTCCCGTGCCTTTCTTTATTTGATAAGTTAATTATAACCTACTTTTAGATTATTGTCAACTACTTTTTTTAAAAATATTTTATTTTTTCTTCGTCCGTCGGAATCACTTCCAGTATGTCGCCCGGTTGACAGCGGCACATAACGCAAATTTTATTTATGGTATCGAGGTTTACCATCTTCCCAGTCCTCAAATTTGAGTTTGTTTGTCCTGAAAGTAGTTTCTCTTTTTGGATTCTCGTTTGATTATATCCGTGCTTTTTTAGCAACTCAAGAACATCGGTTTTATATCTTATCAAAGTTCATCACCTCCTAGTGTTTTAATTGTATCATATATATAGGAAGAAAGCAAGAAAAATATTCGCAAAAAAGATTACAAAAACCCTTGACATTATCCTAGTTTTAGGTTATATTATATACAGAAACAAAAAAAGGCGGTCGCCCCTACCAAGAACGAACCGCCACCAATCAAAAAAGAAAGGTACCTATATTATAACATATAGGAAAGGTGAAAAACAATGAAAAAAATTAAAACTTTAGAAATTAGCGGGAAAAGATGGTTCCAGAAATCCTACGGGAACACGTACCACACAACAACGGTTGTTGTTAATGGTGAAAAGCTGAAAAGCGATATAATATATGGCTATGGAAATCACTACTTAGCAACAGCCGCCGAGCTTCTCCGTGAAAATGGTTTTGACGTTCCGGCGAGCAATGATAAAGCGTATCATTATATGCAGTCATTCGCTCATTCAGTGGAAGACGTAAAAAGGAAAAAAGATTTGTAGGAGGTGGTGAAGCGTTGGAGGTATCAACGCCATACCAAGGACAAACACCAACGGCGGAACAATTCGCAACACTGGCAGAAATCCGGCGGCACGTGTCAAGGCACTATGCCGGGATAAAGGTTGAGCCGCGCGGATTTTATTTATCAATTTACATTTATTATCACAATTAGCCGGATG